GCTCGAAGTCGAGGAGGGCGAAACCACAGACAAAACACTTTCGACCGGCAGCACTAACGCTGCCGACGATGGCGCGACAACCGCGCCGACATCACAGCAGACACCACACGATATGACTGATTCCAACCCCGTGGTGGCGGCCGCTCCTAGTGCGCCGACCGCCCTCGACATCGACGCCATCGTCGCTAAGGCCGTGGCCGCTGCCATCAGCGCCAAGACCATCACCGCCGCCCCCGCACCGGAGCCCGTTGCCCCGGTTCGCATCGAGAACCTCGGCAATGCACTGCTCGAGAAGCACAAGGGATTTCAGGCCGGCAATGACCGCCGCAAGTTCCTGGTGGCCAACCACTCCGAGCTGTTGCGCCAGAGCGCCATCCACGCCCCCCAGAACGCCAACACGTTCGCCTCGGGCTTGGTTGTCGATTATCTCGCCGACGCAGTGATCACCGTGGCCGCCACTCGTTTGGCCCTGGTCTCCGCTTTCAGCCGCAACGTCGGCCTGGACAACCTTCGCCCCCGCGCCTCGGTTCAGGTCAAGAAGTACACCACCGGCACCGCTGCCCAGACCAACCCGACGTCCTGGGAAACCAACAACGATTCGACACTGGCCGCCACCGCGGTCACCGTGAACCAGATCTCGAAGAACTTCACGGTCACCCAGCAGGAGCTTAACCAGGGCTTCATGTTGTCCGACCTGGCTGCCGGTTCTGCCGACCTGTTTGCCTACGGCATCAGCGACGTGCTGACCGCCCTGATGGTCTCGGGCAACTACGGCACCGCAGTTACTATCGGCACCGCGGCCAACTTCGACACCTCCGATCTACCTGCGATCCTCGCCCTGGCGAAGAACTACCGCAGCAAGAACCTCATCCTGGACGGTGGCCACATCGCTCGCCTCCAGTTCTCTGCTGCGAGCAACACCTTCCCTGACAGCCGCCTGGAGCTGCTGGCGAACGGCCGGTTCGGCTTCGACGTGGTCGCCGAGAACAACCGCTGGACCTCTGCCGAGACCAACACCGCCGGCTTCGTCTGCGGCCCTGATGCCATCGCCATCGCCTCCGGCCTCCCGGTCGGCATGATCGCCGGTGAGTTCCTCGAGCAACGCGCCGTCACCACCGCCAACGGCCTGAGCTGCCTGCTCTCCGTCTGGTACAGCCGCGCTTCCCGCGCTCACATGGCGTCCTACGACATCATGTTCGGCGCCGCGGCCGCGGACACGACACAGGCCGAAGTTCTGGTCACCGCTTAAGGTTACCCATGAGAATCGCCACAACCATCTCGGTGGACCGAAACGACAAGGCTAAGATTGTCGCCGGCCCCGAAGTCGATGCGTCACTCCAGCGCACCGCCTTCAACACCGCGACTATTCCCGAGGGAGGCAAACTGATCCTGTGGATACAGGGCAGTCTGGCACCGAAGATTCGTAAGGGTTAACAAACCAAAACTGGGAGGGTCGCTGGACACGCTGGTGACCCTCCCTTTAACCGAAACACAATTTTATGGCCGTCCAAGCAGACATTTCGACTGAGTATTCAATGGGCCGCGAGGGCTTTGCGCTGGTCACTAGCACCGCCGCTCAGACCGGCAACTGGGCTGGCTTGATTCCTACCGAGCCGACGGTGTTTACGTCCATCACTGGCTACCAGATCTCTGGCACTTGGACATCCAAGACGATCCCTGCTGGCTTACCGCTGGTGGGTAATATCACTGGATTCCAGATCTCATCCGGTAGCGTTGTGGCTTTCCTCGCTCGCAGCTAATGATCTCAATCGGCATAGCACTCAATCGGTTGTTCTCCGGTCAAGCCGGTGGCACTGATGCGCCTGTGCTGCTTCGAGATGTTCTGCGGGAAGACGAGGGCTTCCTGTGGCAGGAAGACGGAACCTCAAAGCTGGTTATTACACTTGGCACTTTCGACTCTCTGTTGCGTGAAGACGCTGGTTTTCTGCAACAGGAAGACCTCTTTAAACTCGCAATCCAATCCAACTGACCTATGGCAGACTCTAAAATTACAGCACTAACGGCACTGACTGCTGCCGATCCAGTCAACGATATGTTTCCGGTGGTCGATGTCTCAGATACGTCGATGGCCGCATCTGGTACGACCAAACGTATCAGCGTAAACAACATCCTCGGAGCATCCGGCACCGCCACCCTCGCCTCCGCCACCATCACCGGCGCGGCTACGGTGGGGACGACGCTTGGAGTTACTGGTGTTTCGACGTTTGCTGCTGGCACCGCGCTGCTTCCCGCTCTTACAACGACCGGAGACGTAAACACTGGCATCTACTATCCTGCGGCAGACACGTTTGCTGTTACCACAGGAGGCACTGAGCGTTTGCGTGTAGACTCCTCCGGCAATGTTGGCGTGGGAATTGTGCCGAATACTTGGAGTTCAGCATACAAATTCGTTATGCTTCCTAACGGTGGAAGTCTTTTTAACGATACCACAAATAGCATTTATCTAGCTGCCAACTACTATGCTCTTGCTGGTGGCAAGAAAATTGCCTCTGGATATGCGTTGAACTACCTGCTTGATGCTGCCAATGGAGCATACAAATGGTTCACTTCTGCTGTCGGTGCTGGAAATGCCGGTGACTCTGCGAATCTCACCCAAGCAATGACCCTCGATGCGAGTGGGAATTTGTCTCTGGCAAACGGCAACGTAGTGATGGGTACGTCCGGCAAAGGCATCGACTTCTCCGCTGTTACCGGCGGAACAGGAACGGCGACTGCGAACGTGCTGAACGATTACGAGGAGGGGACGTTTACAGCGACGTTGAATGGAAGTGTTACTAATCCTGCAACTCTTTTAACAACAGTTGGTAAATACACTAAGATAGGCAGAACAGTAACTGCTCAGGTGTTTTTTTCAAATATAATTACTACAGGATATTCAGGAAGAATTTCCATTTCTGGATTACCATTTGCAAACGGAACTGTAGAAACCGTCGCAAGTGCTGGTTTTTACGGAGCAGCAACATTCACTGGATCTATTTTTGGATTGTGTACAGCATCTGGAACAGCTATTAATATGTACTCATCTGTTTCTAACTCTGCATTTGCCGATGTAACATTTAACCCCGGTTCTGTTCAATACATTTGGGCCAACTTAACCTACACCGTCTAATCCTATGCTAACAGAACGCACCATATTCTCTCTCTGCGAGGTTCTTCCTTCAACCATCCTTCAGGTTCGCCTGTCGGACCAGATCGTCGATGGCGAGGTTGTCAAAGCCTCAACCTTCCGTCGCTACTGTCTCACTCCCGGCTCCGACCTTACGGGTCAGCCTGAACAGGTGGTTGCGATTGCAAATGCGGTCTGGACTCCTGCCGCTGTCGCAGCCTACGCCGCAAGCCAAACCACTAGCCCCACCATCCAATGATCGTACCAGTTGATATTGTCGCAGTGCAGGTCAATCAGAACAACTCGTTGTTCGTGACTACCGGAATCGATTACGACAGCAATGGCGCGATTGTCGGTTCTGAGATTACCTCGCAGTACACATTGAACCCCGGTGACGACCTTACTGGTCAGCCCACCGAGGTTGTCTCGATTGCCAATGCGTTGTGGACTCCGGCGGTTGTGGAGGCTTACAAGCTGGCGAATCCGGTGGTTGAAGCTGTCCAGCCCACCGAGTAATGGAACCAACGAACAGCAGCACCAGCCCTGGACTAAGCCTAGCAGCAGCGGCAGGGGCCACCGCTGTTTCGTTTATTCCGTGGCTTACCGACTGGGTTCAGCTTATCACCGCGCTCATTGGCTTAGCCTGCGCCTGTTACGGAGCCTATAGGCTGTTCAAATCCAAATGAAAAACACAAAAACAACTCTCGCCGGTGTCGGTGCCATCCTTGTCGCAGTCGGTGGGGCTCTCAAGGCCCTGTTCGACGGTGACCCGACAACCAACCTCGACCTGACTACGACCATTGCCGCGGTCACTGCTGGTATCGGCCTGATCTGGGCCAAGGATGCTAAGGAAGCCGAAGTAACTAAGCCGTGAACTGGATCTACCAGATCCTCAAGGCCCTGCTCGACTGGTTCCGCGAAACACCACCCACCGATGTGCAACATGGCAAAGCTCCCGAGGCCCTCAAGAGCGATCTGGCTGGCCGCATTGCTGACCTGCCTGGGCTGCCAGATGACACGGGTGGTCCTGGTCCCTTCCGGTGATCCGGTAATGCTGGCCAAGCCGGTGAAGGCCAGCGTCTATGCTTTCGATGCCGACAAGAAGCTGGTCGGGCCATCCCGGGTAACCCTCCCGGCCGGCTGGTACGTCCTACCCAAGAAATAATATGGCTCAACAAACGATCAACATCGGCACCATCGCCAACGACAACACTGGGGACACCCTCCGCGGCGCCGGCGAGAAGATAAACGACAACTTCGACGAGCTGTATGCCGCCCTGCCGTTGGTCACACCGACGACCTGGGTGCCGACCCTCATCGACTCCGGCGGTGGCCGCACCTTCGCCATCACCACCAACACCGCCCGACACACCACCATCGGATGTGTTAGTACCTTCACCGCGGACGTCACCGTCAACTCTGTGACCGGATCCGCCACAGGCAACCTCCGGCTGTCGCTGCCTGATGCCGTGACCTACGAGGCCGCCGCCGCGGTGTGGCTGACCAATGCCACCAACCAATCCAAGACCGCCATCATCGCCAGGCTAATCGCCGGCACCAGCTACCTCGAGCTGTCGCACTTTGAGAATGGAGCCGCCGATAGCCTAGCCCCCCATCTCCAGGCCACCAGCCGGCTCATAGTCTCCGGCACTTACTTTACCGCCTAATGACCACCATCGGATCCAGTCTCCAGCAGGGCATGGCGGTGCTCCAGCAAATGCTTGGGGCGCCGATGTTCATCTGGCAGGGGACGTCGATCCGGTGCATCCCTGCAGCGGTCAACGATGCCAACGTGCCCATCTCCGGTGGGTTCCAGGACAACGTGACATCGAGGATCCTGGTCATGTTCTCCGACTGGAAGACCTGCGACAGCACCCTGGTCTCGATGGACTCGACGCTCTACACGCTCGACCAGGGCGCGACCTTCTCCAGGCTACTCAAGGAGGACGGCCAGTTCATCCTTCAGGAGAACAGCGACCGCATCGCCCTGACCTTCTGCAAGCCGAGGCCGGTGGTTGGTAGGACTCTGGTCTATCAAGGCCGCACCCTCCGCATCCTGTCCTGCCGTGTTGATGCCTCCGGCGCCTACTACAACCTGGAACTGGGGGCTAAGACCAAGTGAGGCCCGTTGTTAATATGACGGTCGACTCGAGTAAGTTCGACGCTGCTATGAAGCAGTATCTGCTGACGACATCGCGCGATCTTCACAAGGCCATCAACAGCCGGTTCTTCTACCTGATGGTTCGGCTGTTTGTCCTGGTGCCGCCCAAGAGCCCAGGCCAGGAGCGCCGGAGGATCGCTGACTACCTTGGGACGCCTGTCGGTGACATCAACCGGAAGTCTAAGAAGACCGGCAAGCGCGTCGGTAAATCCCGCATCCTTCGCCGGGTGCATCTCATCGCTCAGTCGAAGGAGGCCAAGGGCGGTCGCCGCGGCCTCTATGGCGAAGAGATGAAGGCAGCAGCCTCGGCCCTGATGCGGAAGGCAATCGGGTCAGTCGGTTATCTACGCTCGGGTGTGGTGAAGATGATCCGAGTGTACAACAAGGGCTTCAGCCAGTTTCAGAGCGCCAAGTGGAAGCCGCTATCTAAGCCCCCGGGCTACAAGGCACCCAAGCAGACCAACGGCGCCCTCATCTCACTTGCTAACCAGTACGGCCTCAACGAAGAGAACGTCGCCACGCACAAGGGCACCAAGGCCCGAGGATTTCAGGCTGTCCCAGGCTTTAACCCGACAGCCTCGGTGGTAATGACCGCCGGTGTGGCCGACAACCAATACAACCGGGTGGCCGGCATCTACAACACGGCCATGCAGAAGGCTTTCGACGACGAGACGACGGAGATGGTCAACCACATGACCGAGGCCCTCCTGGCTAACGGCAAGGTTCTTGAAGACAACGGAATCTCAATCAAATGAACGCCGTAGCCCTAAGAGCTGAACTTGCAGTCGCTGACTACCTGGCAGCAGCCAACTGGTCGGCCTCCGGCGCCGGCACACCGACCTGCCTCACGTCCTACAGCCGCGGCCTCTACGACGACCCCGACGACCAGGACGTCATGCCCAACTTCCCGCGCCTGGTTGTCTCGACCAATTCGGCCAGGCCAATGCAGCGCACCGACTTAACCTGTGAGATCGAGATCGCCGTCGAGCTACAGCTATCGGCCGACGACACCGACGAGGCTGCTGTGCTGACCACCGTCCAGGTGCTCGACAACCTGATTCTGCCGCTCTTCGACGACACCGGGGCCTCTGCCCTAAATGCCGCAGCAAACGACGCAAGCGGCCCATTTACGGCGCAATTCGCCGCCCCTCTGGACTTTGGTGCATCCTCAATCTCTAATCGGTCCAGGACGTTCACCAGGACATTCACCCTCTACTGTTCGGCAACCACCTAACCACCCACACACATGGCTAATTCACAAGGACTCGCATACCAATTTGGTTCACCGGCTTCGGTGACCATGTATTCAAGCGACAACACCACAGCAATTTTTAGCAGCCTTGCTCAGATTGAAAGCTACGATCTGACTCATGATGCTGACACTGAAGAGGTGCGAAACAGCGCTGGCGAGGTGGTTGGTCATATTGGATACAATGAACGGGTGACTCTTAACCTGAACCTAATTCCTGCCGGAGCCAATGCTGCCGCCGCCCTGGCGTTTTGCTCACTTGGCCCGGTGAATGCCACGGTCAAAATCAGCGGCGCTCCCGCAATCAACATGATGGGCAAGACCGACATCCTGAACACCGACGACATAGCGAGCGGTGGCCGGTTCATCTACGGCGGCGGGGGATCGGTCAAAATGACCCAGAGCGGCAAAGCCATGGTGTCGATCACGGTCAAGAAATTCAAGAACCTGACCGCCGGCGCCGCTGTCGCCCTAAACGTGTGAGCAGCCTGGCCGCCATCCTAAGCGCTACAGCCAAGCCCTGTCCGATGGTGATCGGGCTCCGCATGGTGCCCTTTACTGTCGGCCATGCCATCCTGCTGCACCGTCTAGGATCCCCATTCGTCAGCGGCGGCCGGGCCAGTGCAAACGACCTGGTCGAGGCTGTTGTCGTGTGCAGCCAATCCGCCGAGGAGTCGATCAAAACCATGGCCTCGGTGTTCCGGTGGGTGCCGCTCCGGCTGATGCGCAAGAAGGTCAGCAAGTCCGACCTGGTCAAGGAATGCCAAATCCTCCAGGAGTGGATTGGAGACAAACCCGACTGCCCAGAAGTTCTACGGCAGCCGGGTGCAAGATCCAGGGAGGCGGCCATGCCCTGGCCCGAAAGGCTGCTGGTTGGCCTGGTCGACATTGGATTTACCGAGGAGACGGTTCTAAATATGCCGGTGACCGATGCCGAAAGGTTCTTCCTGACCAATGCAGAAATGCACGGTCAGGTCGAGCTGTGGAACGATAAGAACGATGCCCTCTGGCGCCTGGGTCAAGAACAGCAGACGGTAAGGAACTAACAAATGGCCATTTTCTCACTTATTGCAAAGCTCGGCCTCGACGGTTCGGCCTACGAAAGCGGCCTTAAACGAGCCTCGAGCGTGACCGACAAGTTCCGGTCATCGGTCGGGATGCAGTTGGGCGCTGCACTGTCTGTTGCTGCCATTGGCGCCTTTGCCTCGAAGGTGGTCGAGACAGTCGACGCCATTGGGGACTTGTCCGAGCAACTCAACATCAGCACCGACGACGTCCAGCGCCTCCAGGTGCTGGCAGGCCAGACGGGTGTTTCCTTCGAGGCCATGGCCAAGTCGATCACAGCGGTCGGCCAGGAGCGCCTCAAGGCTATTGAGGAGGGAGGCAAAGCCCGGGAATACTTCCAAGCGCTTGGCTTTTCAGTCGCTGAACTTAACGACAAGAGCATCTCGAACATCGACCTGATCTCGAGGATGGGCCAGGCCCACAAGGATGCAGGCAGCAGCGCACAGACACAGGCAGCTATGATTGCGATCCTAGGCGAGAAGGCATTCAAGGCCGCGGGTGCTATGGCCAAGATCAAGGAGATCGGCCCGATCAATCTAATCTCAAAAGAGCAAATCGATTCTATTGGAAAATTGGCTGATCGATTCGACGAGATAAAGCGCACAATTATTCTTTCAGCAGTGCCTGAGATCAACTTCTTTGCAGACGCAGTTGAGCGTGCTGCTAAAGATGCTGAGACAATGGAAGATGGATTACTTGGCTTTTTCCAAACACTGGGAGGCAAGGGATCAATTCTAAAAGCCAGCTTTCAAGAAGCGTTTGCATCACCTGAGGACGTTAACAGAAGTTTCGAGGCATTACCGATCCAACGCGG